GTAAGTACTCTTTGGCATTTGGCTTACTATTTATAATACGAAACACTTCGCAAAGAATCGTTCAGCTAGCAGCGGATTGTAAAGGAGAAATCTAAATATGTCAGTTAAAAAGTTTAAGTTTGTGTCACCGGGAATCTTTGTCAACGAGATTGACAACTCTTTTATCCCTAGAACACCTGAGAATATGGGTCCTGTTATTATCGGACGAACCCGTACCGGCCCCGCAATGAAGCCTGTCAAAATTAGCAGCTTCTCTGAATTCGTTCAGACTTTTGGAAATCCTGTAGCTGGCGGTAAGGGCGGCGATGTATGGCGTGACGGAAACAATGTCGGCCCAACATACGCAGCATACGCAGCGCAAGCATACTTAAACTCTGGAGTCGGTCCTGTAACAATGCTCCGTCTTCTTGGCGATCAGCACGATAGCTACACAACTGGCGGTAAAGCCGGTTGGACTACCACAAACGCTCTTGGCGCTACGGCAACAGGTGGCGCATACGGACTTTTCGTATTCAACTCTCAGAGTGCTGTACCGGGTGATGGAAAAGTATCCACAGGCTCTCTTGCTGCTGTTTGGTACATGAATGATGCAAAAATTGTTCTATCTGGTACAATGAGGGGCGGCAATACTCTCGCTAGCGGAACCGCACTTATGATAAATGACTTGGGCGCAAACTTAACTTTCCGCGCTAAGATTACATCTGGAAGCACAACAGTAAAAGAAACTACATTTAACTTCGACAGAGAATCAGATCTTTATATTCGAAAAGTGTTTAACACAAACCCACAAGCAGTTAACGCAACTCACACTGATAGTACCTCTCCGTACTGGTTAGGGCAAACATTCGATCAGAACCTCGACCGTGTATACGGCTCTGGACAATCTTCTGGCTCTTACTATGCAATGATCGCTGGTGTAGCTTCGGGTTCTTATGGATATCACAACATGCAAATGGGATTCCAGAACTCTAAAACTGGATGGTTTGTTTCGCAAGACACATCAACCGACACAGCAGCCTTTAAGCCAAAGAGCATGCAGAATCTTTTCCGCTTCGTCAGCCTTGAAGGCGGCGAGCATGTACAAAACAGCTTCAAACTTTCTATTGAAGATGTTCGGCTTGCAGCCAATCCGGATATCGATCCATACGGAACATTCTCAGTTGTCCTTAGAAACATAAAAGACTCTGATAATGCTGTACAGGTTGTCGAGAGATATTCAAATCTTAATCTTAACCCCAACTCTCCAAACTACATTGCTCGTAGAATTGGTGATGCATATGCAACATGGAGCGATTCAGAATCAAGGTTCCGTCACTATGGCAACCACCTAAATCAGTCTAAGTATGTCTATGTAGAGATGAACCAAGATGTTGATGAGGGTACCACTGATGCAGAATATGTCCCAGCAGGTGTCCTAGGACATCCTCGCCCAGTCAGCTTCAACTTAATGTCTGGTACTGTTGGAGATGTACACGAATTCGGCGATACTACTGGATACGGAACATCCGGTTACACAAAATTTGGACATGCTATGATAGCAGGTTCTGGTAGTATCAACGGAGCATACCATCCATCAGCGAAATTTGGTACCGCATCCTTTGCAATGTCCGATCCCAGAGCGGAGATCATCGACAGCATGTTTACTGGCTCAGTTCAGTTCCCACGCCTACTGCTCAGAAACTCTGCTTCAGACGGCGGACTCGCAGATCCAACCAATGCATACTTCGGCGTCTCGACGACACGAGGAGCATCATCTACTGTTTATGATGAGTCTGTGCCTGATATGTTGCGAGCCCTACCAGCCGATATTTCTGCTGCTTCTTGGGATCCTAACACCACCAGTACAGAGTACTCATTCCAGTTCTCTTTGGATGATGTTAAAATTGATACTGCAACCGGTATTGGTTACTTCCACTCTGGTTCACGCGTAGCAGGAACTTCGCTTTCAGCAGTTTCTTCAAGCTTCGGCGCTCTGCTTGACAAGGGATACAACAAGTTTACAACCTGTTTTGCAGGCGGATTTGACGGACTTGACATCACAGAGAAAGAGCCTTTCCGTAATACAAAACTTGACGACGCTACAGAGCTTTCCAATTACGCTTACCACAGTGTTAAGAGAGCGCTCGATACAGTTGCCGATCCAGAGTATGTGGAAATGAACCTTCTCACGGTACCTGGCGTTACAAACACAGGCTTGACAGATCACGCTATGAAGATTTGTGAAGAAAGAGGTGATGCTCTTGCGATAATTGATCTAGCTAATGGATATGTTCCGTTTACTGAGAACACTTCTACAGTCGCTAACAGGCGAGGAAGCGTATCAAGCGTAATTAGCTCTCTTAAGTCTCGCCGACTTAACACTTCTTACGGCTGTGCTTACTACCCATGGGTGCAAATCCGAGATAGTATTGACGGTGACACCCTCTGGGCTCCGCCATCAATCGTCGCGCTTGGCACGATGGCTAATTCACAGCGTAAATCAGAGCTTTGGTTTGCTCCTGCTGGATTTAACCGCGGCGGCTTAACAGACGGTGCCGGCGGCATCCCTGTCCTAAATGTTCGCGAAAGACTGAGTTCAAAGGATCGTGATGACTTGTACACATACAATGTCAACCCAATCGCAAGCTTCCCAGCGGAAGGTATTGTAATCTTTGGACAGAAGACAATGCAAGCAGAAAGATCTGCACTCGATAGAATCAATGTCCGTCGACTCATGATCTACTTGAAGAAAGAAGTTTCCCGTAAAGCTGCACAAGTTCTGTTTGATCAGAATGTTCAAGCAACTTGGGATAGATTTAAAGCACTCGTTGAGCCTCTGCTCTCAAGTGTTAAGACTAGGTTCGGACTCACAGAGTATCGTTTGGTTCTAGATGAATCAACTACAACGCCAGATCTGATTGATCAGAATGTGTTATATGCTAAGATTCTCTTGAAGCCAGCTAGAGCAATCGAGTACATCGCAGTTGATTTCGTAATTGCCCCTACCGGCGCATCTTTTGACGATTAAAAAAAATATGAATACTAGTTATAGCATAACAAGGAGAATTTAATAATGGCATTTTGGACCGAAAAATTAGCAGCAGGAGTAAGAGATCCGAAGCGTAGCTTTAGATTTATCATTCGACTGACTAGCTTTAATCAATCTCACTTATGGTTTGCAAAATCAGTAGACAAGCCAAACTGGACAACAAATGCCGTTGAGCATATGTACTTAAACCACAAGTTTAACTTTCCAGGAAGAACAGAATGGTCGCCAATCTCATGTAAAATTGTAGATCCAGTTTCTCCAGATGCTATTTCAACTCTGGCAGCAATCACTACAGCAGCCGGTTACCATCCTCCTACGAACCCTGGTGATCTCACCACTACTGCTAAATCATTGGCAGTTGACGCTTTAGGCGATGTTGTAATCTCTCAGATTGACTGGGAAGGCAACGAGATTGAGAAATGGACTCTTTGGAACGCATTCTTAACAAAGGTTACTCCTAGTACGCTTGATTACGGCGCAGAAGAGATGTCAGAGATTGACATGGAGTTCACATATGACTTTGCAACTCTAGAAGTTCTTACAGACGGCGCTGACGGCACAAACTTGTCAGGGCAAACAAGATTCTGGAGCGACGATGGCACAACAGATCCTTATTAAGGCAGCCAACAATTAACAAAAAGACAATAATTTTAACATGCGAGGTGTATATTGTCATCAAGAAACAACCAAGAGCGCTTTGGTAGCGGCTTAGAGGAACAACCACTAGGCTCACCAACGGACGCAGGTTCACAAACCCCACCACAACCGGCTGCAAACAGCGGGCTTTCATTCGTTGTTCCAACGGAAGTAGTCGAACTCCCTTCTAGGGGGATCTTCTATCCAGAGGGACATCCACTATGCGGATCAGAAACGATAGAAATTAAACACATGACTGCGAAAGAAGAAGATATTCTGACTTCCAAGACTTTACTCAAGAAAGGCTTGGCTCTAGACAGGATGATTCAAAGTATAGTTGTTGATAAATCTATCAACACAGACTCTTTGCTTTCTGGAGACAGAAATGCTATCATGATGTCAGCTAGGGCTTCAGCATATGGCGAAGATTATTCTGCCTCTGTTACTTGTCCTGCTTGTGGATCTCAGCAAAGCCATGAATTCAATTTGTTGGATATAAGCTGTAGCCCTCTGGATAAGCATGAGGAACTGGATAGTGTAACCAAATTGCCAAACAATAACTTTGAAGTTGAATTGCCAAGATCTGGCGTAAAGGTTGAAATCAGAGTATTGACAGGCAAAGACGAAAAAGAACTTCTCAAGAGAACAGAGAAAAGAAAAAGAGAAAAACTGCCAGAAAACTTGCTGACTCAACAGATGAGCCTGTATATCGTCGCAGTAAATGGCGATACGAATAACCGAACAGTAGATAGGTTCCTTCAGGTTCTGCCTGCTTTTGACTCAAGATATTTAAGAACAGTATATAAGGCAATAACACCAGATATTGACTCCGCACAAGATTTCATGTGTGAATCCTGCGATCATGTTGCGGAACTGGAGGTTCCGTTTACAACGGAGTTTTTTTGGCCTAAGTCCTGAGTATATGGCAAATGTCTATGAGGTATTCTTTTTTATGAAATATTATGGT